AAGTGGGAGCCCACCCTGTCGCGACTACAAGTTCGGCGAGTTGTCGCCTGTAGCCGCGTCCGTAGGGTTTGGGTCTGTTGAGTCCTCTACGCCGATCTCGACATCTGGATTCTGTTTGAGCCATTCGCGCCAAGTAGCAGGAAGTGTCTCGCCTTTGATGCCGAGCATGATGTATGCCCAGCAAGCCATATCTGATGCACCGATTCCGCGTCCGTCAGACACTCGACGATTCTCTAGGCGTTCCCATTCAGAGATTGCAAAGAGGTTCGTGATGAGTAACTCTTTTTTGTCTCCGCGTGTAAGCGTGAGTTTGATCTTCATTGTGTTTCCTTTCGTCGGGCCAAGGAAGGCCGTTAATTATGCTGTGACATCAGCCGAGTAGACGCCACCCATGAAGGTAATGTCGATCGATTGCAACTCGCCGAGCGAGGCAGAGATGACTGGCAACGACTCAAGATAGGTGCCTGTCAGAGTGAAGCCAGGATTCGTGCTGGAGTCTGCTGCGTCCGAAGGATTTACGACAATATTTAATTTGGTGCCGACAAGCGGTGCAAGTGTTGCGTAAGTCGCTGAAGCGGCATAGCTAAGAAACAGAGTCAAGGTGCACTCATTGTCTTCAAGACCAGCGGTGAAAGTGTTTGCCGTGTTGCCGAAGACCGTGTCATTCAGAGCCGTTACAGTTCTGGTCACGGTGGCGGATGTGCACCAGCCCGTCAAGTTCGTGGATCCGACGAGCACTTTTGGATTACTGAGAATTGTGGATGTTGCAGCCATGATGATTACTCCTTGGAAGTGTTGGATTTAGTTTGACACATAATGAGACCGAGAGTGTGGATTAGGCAGTCTGCACGACAGTTGAGACCGACAGCTCATAAGCAGGAAGCGTTGAGCCCCCGATGTCTAGGTTGGTTGGGCGTCCAGAGACTACGCCAATATTTAAGGCGTAGATCTGGGCAAGGATATTGAGCAGGCTCTTTTGGGCGTCAAGGTTGCCCGGGCCTAGCGTGATGATTTGGAGTGTGAAGTTAAGTTTTGCGACATTGTAGTTGTAGCCGTCTATGGAGTCGATATTGACAAAGACGGAAGGTGGGGAGATGTTGCGCGGATCGTTATTTACTTGGAGCCCGACGACCGTTGAAAGCTTTGCAACTAGATCGTCGTAGCCTTCGTTAAATAGATCCGTGTAGTTAGGTACAGGCATCAGGCGACCTGTGGGCGATCAATCCCGAGCAACTGGCGGATCATTCCGTTTAGACCCATAACTGGAGTTACGCCCATATTTTGGAATGAAGCGAATTGATCTACCGATCCGCGTTGGCGATACAAGGCTCCACCGTACATTTGCGTCCCTAGGAAGACATCTTGTGAAGGGACAGTCGTAAGCGAGTCCACATAGCCTGCTTCCATACGACGACGCCAGCAGAATTGTGAAGCAGCTGCAGCGCACACTGTTAGGAAGGCGGCGTCGGCGGCGGTTGCTGTGCCTATACCGATCCAGTCCTCGAGATTTGCCGAAGTGACCCAAGTGCAGGTCTGCGTGATAGTTAGCGTGCCAGAAGCGGCAGTGCGAGCCACATCAGTAGCGGTCTTTGCAAAGAGCACCTGATTAGCGATTGGGTAATTGACATCGTAAATGAGATCGCCTTCGGTATCAATGCCGACATAGAGATATTGCGGTAATGCGCGAACAGTGTAAGTTCCGTTAAAGGTTGCGTCTACTCCAGCGATAACGACACTTGCGCCGAGTTCAATTTCTGCATCGGTGAGAAGTTGAACTACGGCGTAGTTGTCTATGAGGTATTTCTGGGTGACTGTGTAGACGGCCATGAGCGGATGCTCCGCTCTCGACTAGGCGATCGTGATTGCTTGGATGAAGCTGGACTTGGCAACAAATGTCGCAAAGTATTGGTGAATTGAAAGCGTGCGACCCAAGGTTGAAGGATTCTCGAAGCTTTGCAATGAAGCGCCAGATTCGTAGATCTCAAAGCCCGGGGCGTACACAACGAGCATGGTTCCTGATGCAAAGTTGTTATCAACAACAAGCGACAAGCCCATGACATCCATCATGTTGTAGCCAAGACCGCCTACGCGACCAAGAGCGTTCTGTCCAAGTACGCCGTTTGTGGTGTAACCGAGGACAGGTCGTTTTGATCCGTCAAGCTGACTGCCCAATTTTTCCCAGACATCGGGACTGACGCAAAGATGAGTTGGGAAGAAGTTGCTGTCTTCTGTGATTTCGCGCGCTGCGTCATACAACGAGCTGATCAAAGATGATGGATCGTTGGCAGTTACTGTCCATGTTGATCCTGATGCGGTCTTGCCTGCAACAAGTGCATCGGCTGCAATGTCATCAGTTTTGATGAGCACTTCGCCAGCAAGGTCATTCAATACAAGCTGAAGGGCGCTTGGGTCTGTGAAGTCGATGTCTTGGATTGACAGTGTTACTTGACCTGCAACAGTTGATTTTGTAACTGTGTTTGCAGCGATAACCATTGTGGTTGCCGATACTGCGTCAAGCTGATTGCTCTGCACAGCCGCTGATGTATGTGTCGTAATGGTTGGTCTCACAAATTGACGCGAAGTTGTCGAAGGCATCGCCCTTGCGCCAAATGCACTGACTACAGGGCGCACGAAATTTAGATCCTGAAAAAGTGGTCCGAGCACGGGAATATTCAAGAGGCCGGGGGTGTCGCCCGTAACGATGTCGCCAGCTGCCGCTTGTAGTGCTGTTTGACCGCGACGCTGTGCTTGCTTAAATGCGTCGCTTACTTTGTTGTAAGTGTCTCCGCCAATGTGATATGCGGCGAGCACTTCCGCAGCCGAAGGCATAGCAAATTCGCGTTTTGGCTGTGCTGGAATTGAAAGTGTTGGGATGCTTGCTTCGATTACTGGGACTGTTGCTTCGGACATGGTTTCGTTCTCCTGTGTAGGTTCTGTTTCTATGTTACTTATTTCTTCGTCTTCGTGGTGGATACTCGCCGCGATGTCTGTGATGATCGCTCCAGCAAATGCAGGAACTGGCACCATAGACAACTCAATCCAATCAGCTGCTAGGACTGTGATTGATCCGTCTTTGTTTGCTCGAGTCTTAGTTGGGTTTACTCCGACCGATACCGAGTCCAAGACGCCGTCAAGGGCGAGCTGCAAAGCGTCGTCGCCTTGTGCGGTCTTGCTAATTCTTGCGGTAAACATCATGCCTTCTTCATCGTCGTATCTGGCCGTAACAATGCCAATGGCGCTCTCGCTTGAATGATTGAGGAATAGGCGTGGGGCTTTGCCGTCTACTGGCAGGCTTCCGCGCTCAAAGATGACTTCTGTGCCGTCGGAGACGGTCGCTGCGACGCCGTAAGGGACTGCGATGCCTGTGATAGTTCTGGTTGGTGTGCCGTCGCTGGCGGCTGCGTCAATGCTGACGCTTTGAGCTGTAAGTCTGATCATCGGTTTGCTAACTCCTCTTGAGTATTTTCTTGGATTGGTTCTTCGGCTTTGTCTGCCAAATAGTTTTCTTCTAAATATTGTTCGGCATCAAATTCAACCATTGTTCCGTTAGGCAAAATGTTGTTCATGCTGAACGCTTCGGCGATCGCTTCGGCGTAAAGTTTGACGCCAAATATGTAAAGGTCTGCGCGCGCTTGCTGTGATGACTGGTAACTGTACGATCCAGTTGATACGCCAACTAGGTACGGTGGCACATTGCCTAGTCGCGCCATTTCTAATGCAGAATAGTTAGCGGACTCGATTAAGAGCATCTTGTCTGGACTCATTGTTGTAGGTTCGTAAGTGAGAAATTCGTTTAGACATGCTGTTTGATTTGTGGCTCGAGCCGCATTGAAAGCCTGCGCGAGGTCAGCCAATTCTTGAGCGCTCAAAGGCTCACCGCCAGTCTGACGAAGCACCCCGGCAGGAATGGAGCTGGACGCATTGCGATTACGCGCCGCTTCAATTTTAAGCGCGGTCTCTACAGCCGAGACGCTTGTGTAAACAAGTCCTGTTGTTGGTGACAAGATTTGCAAAAGATCGCGAGTGTCTAGTTCCACGCCGTTGAAGTAGACCTGATTACTTGGAGCGAACCAGACGGGACCTGTCTGATCGGTAGTGGTAATTGATCCGACTGGGAGCCTTTGATAGGACGCTGGAAAGCCGTCAGCCGTCCTTGATGTGATGTGAATTATGCTTCTACCGAACATGTAAAGGTCGTCAAATACCCAACTAAAAAAATGGGCGTAAGTGTTTTGCGGGTCAGGTTGGCGCATCCATGATCGAGGCGCAATGTAATTCTTGACCATGCGCTCTCCGTCCCAGCTCATGTTGTAAGCGCGGAGTGGCATACATCCGATAACTGACGCAAGCAAGTCTCGACAGCGACTGACCGCAGGAATGGTCATCAGTAAATTGCGCTGTTCACCTTCTCGCCAAGAATAATATTGGTTGAAGATATTGCCAACATTGTTTTGATTGCCGTAAATGTTTGCTCCTGCCGCTGCCGCTTTCGCAGGCGCAGGACTGATAGCAGCCTTGTTTACTTTGCGATCAAAGATTCCCATAGCACAAGATTACACATTGCGCTTGGATTGTGGTGGCACTCGCCCAGTCAGTTGCGGTATCCCGACGACAGGCAAGCAAGCGGACGAGTGCCAAGAAGATGTTACTGACTGACAGTTACCAGCATCGGCTTCTGGGAGTTTCCTGGTCTTGCAGCTGCCGCCGCTCCCCAAATCATCGTCCGACATAACTCAATCGGGCCAGCCGACTTCTGCGATGACACTGCGATCGAGCCTTGAGTCCTAACCATGACCGCGCGACAAACATGCTCGGCAAGCATGGCTTCCCCAGTGTGAACTAGACGACCTTCGCTAATCATGTTTCTTACTATGGGGGTGTATTGCAGAATCTCTTTGTAGCCCATGACGACGCGACGACGCTCAAAGACTGGCGGACAGTGGGCATCAATCGTGGGGGAGAAGATGAACTTGATTGCAGGATCAGCCGCCGCCAGTGCTCCGACATGAGCCCAAAGTTCTTTGGCAGTTTCGGCAGTAAAGGCAACCGAGACACAAGTACGACCGTCGCCAAGCGCGACCGACTTGGTGGCGAAGTAGCGCGACTCGTCCATTGATGCTTCGACCGAGATGACGCCGCCAGCAGGGATCGGACCGTTGTATTCAAGGTCGGGCCATAGGTGGGTTTGGATCCAGCTCTGGGTACTGGCGATCCACATATTGAGCGATGAGCGAAGGAAGTTTGAGCGGTCGGGGTCTTGCGATTCGGCGCGCAAAGTGTCGGCGGTCAGAGTGTGACCGAGTGCTGGGTTGCCCCAAGACCACGACGACTCAAGCATTGGATCCACTGTTGGCGGTGGCGACCATTCCGCAAAGTAAAAATTAGAAGGGTTGTTTGTGTCAATTAGTCGGAGCGCGTTCTCTCGATGTCTGATGAATAATGCGCTGGACTCGGTGCCAGCTGTGCTGAACATCGCCGCTAAAGGAGACCTGCGGACGCGCTGGGTCGGTAATAGTCCAGCCATTGTGATCTCGGAGATGTCGAATATTTCGTCGGCGCATATTAGGTCTACTGACATTCCGTGACCAATAGAAGGGTTCGCCGCGCGGACATACCACTTCGTTCCGTCTGGCATTGTTGCCGAGTTACGACCAAACGACTTCATAATTTTGGCGTTGTATCGGCTTTCTAAGATTGGTGCGATCTCATCAAAGAGCAGGCAGGCAAGTGACAAAGTGTGAGCTGTAGATAGGACGGTCTGCTTCGTGCCCCGGATCTTCGGCATTTCAATCATCCAAAACAAGATCAAACATTGGATAAGAAGTGTCTTGCCATTCTGACGCGCCACCGACACAAGGCTTGAGCGATGCACAAGATCATCCTGTCCGTCAGGAGCATGGGTAAATCCAAGCATCCGCTCTAAGACATGCAGCTGCCAAGGCATTAGTTTTACATGAAGTAGTTCGGAAGCCATGTCCCCCACAAGGCCAGCCCATGAGCCGTCGCAGTCTGGCACGATCGTCTCGAGTCTTGGCTGGTCGTGGCTGATCACCGCTGGTTCAGGCTGGTCAAGGCTAGTTGGGAGAGATACAAGCA